AAACTACAAGGACAGGTGGTAAACCTGCACTTAAATTCTTCTTTAATGCAACCACAATAGATAATAATGGTAAAATACAAAATACACCTGCTGATAGTTTACAACCAGGATATCCAATATTAGTTAAGGATACAAAAGTTGGATCTGGTGTGACATCTATAAATGGTGTAAATGAATCTGTTGTTGGAATTGGAACCACATTCTTAGATAACATCTATATTGTAAGAACTCGAACAGAAACCGCTTCTACGGGTATGGTAGTAGTTGATATTCATACAAATAGCAACTCATCAGTTACTCCAGGTGGAGTAGGAATTGCAGAAACTGGTTTCTTTGATCAAACCAATATTGGTTTGACCACTTCATTAGGAACAATAAGTTGGGGTATTATACATAGCGACTCACTTGTAAGAACAAATCCAGTTTCAATCGGTGTAACTGGTTTGACTGTTGATGCTGGTCTCTCAACTTTCCCAACGATTTCACGTAAAAATTACTTGAATACATCAGTTAGAGGTCATAGATCAACTGGAGCATTGAGAGTGTTTGGACTTTGATTATGGAACCCCTTATAAATAAAAAGAAAAGTTAAGATTCGATGCCAGCAATAGTTACTGATCAGTTTAGAATCCTGAACGCAAATAATTTTGTAGAATCAGTCGAAAATACAAATAATTCATATTATATTTTTCTAGGACTATCTAATCCTAAAGGATCTCCTGCAGGTTTAGTTGGATATGGAAGAACAGATGACTGGAATACAAGTGCAAAAACTCCATCACCTGTAGATAGTTTTTCATATCTTAATCATGCTGGTGATACAATGATGTTTGGTAAAAAAATATCATCTGCTAATATTAGAAGGATTATAAGAAGAGTTGATTGGGTTTCTGGAAGTAGATATGAGATTTATAGAGATGATTACAGTGCTTCTAATCCAAGTCCAGTAACATCAGCAAATAGACTGTATGATGCAAATTATTACGTCTTAAATTCAGATTTTAAAGTTTACGTTTGTATTGATAATGGATCTTCAGGTGAAAATGTTTTAGGAAACATATCACAGGATGAACCTACATTTACTGACTTAGAACCATCAAAGGCAGGTAATAGTGGTGATGGTTATGTTTGGAAATACTTATTTACAGTCTCACCTAGTGATATAATTAAATTTGACTCAACGGAGTATATAACTGTTCCTAATGATTGGTTAACTACAACCGATGCTCAAATTAGAACAGTTAGAGAGAATGGTAACTCAGATGTTAACTTAAATCAAATAAAACACGTTTATATTGAGAAGGGTGGACTTGGATATGCAAATGGATTAGGTCAAGAGGTTGACATTTTGGGTGATGGAACAGGTGCTAAAGCAAGAATTGATGTACAAAATACCAAAATAACTAATGTTACCGTAAGTGCAGGAGGAAAAGGATATACTTATGGTATCGTTGACTTAGGAACTTTAAACAGTGCTGTTAGTGCAGATAATAGGGCTAAACTAATACCAATCATCCCACCTGGTTTAGGACATGGTTCTGATGTTTATAAAGAGTTAGGAACTGATAAAGTTATAATTTATGCTCGTTTTGATGACTCAACAAAAGATTTTCCTATTGATACAATATTTGCACAAGTAGGACTTGTTAAAAATCCAACTAAAATTGGCACAACTGCAATTTACACTGACTCAACATATTCATCATTACAAGCAGTTAAATTCTCAACAGTAGATAAAACACCTATAGTAGGTGAAGAGATAAATCAAGTTTTAACAGTGTCACCCAATACTGGAAAAGTGGCAAAGGGTTATGTAGCATCATATGATAATGAAACAAAAGTAATGAAATATTTTAAAGATCGCTCATTACATTTCAATCCAACATTACAAAATCATACTGATTATACAGGTATTTCTACAGACGCTAGAATTTATGATTTTGAGTCATCTAATACTGCTAATGACATACAAGGACAATCATCAGACTTCTCTGGTTCTATATCTGTTAATTTTTCAGGTATAACAACCAACCCATCTGGCAATAAGTTAATAAATTTGGGAACTAACTTTAATGCAGGGTTATCTGAATCTGAGATAAATAAAGGGTCAGGAGAAATAATCTACTTAGATAATAGACCTGAAATTTTGAGAAACTCTCGTCAAAAGGAAGACATTAAAATCATACTCGAATTCTAACAATGCCACAAAAGACTAATTTAAATATAAATCCTTATTATGATGATTTTGATAAGGCGAAAAATTTTTATAAGATTTTATTTCGACCAGGTCATCCAGTTCAAGCAAGAGAACTAACTGGATTACAATCAATACTTCAAAATCAAGTTGAATCCTTTGGAAAACATATTTTTAAAGAAGGTTCGATGGTCATACCAGGTGGTATTGAGTATGATGCATCATATTTTTCATGTAAAGTTAATAGTTCACATCTTGGCATTGATGTGTCTGTCTATTTGAACAATATTATATCAAATAATGATGGCAAAGGAACAAGAGTAAGGGGACAAAATTCAGGTATTGTTGGAACTATTAAAAATTTTATTTTACCTCCAGAAGAGGGTGTTGATGAAATAACAATATTCGTAAAATATAATCAATCAGGAACTGATGGAGAAAGCACAGGTTTTCCAAATAATGAAGTATTGGAACTTGAAGAACCACTAACATATGGTAATACAACTTTAAGTTCAAATGATACTATTCTAACTTTAGTTTCTGAAGATGCTTCTGCAACAGGTTCTGCCTTTGGTGTGAATAAAGGTGTTTATTTTGTACGTGGTACTTTTGTTGACGTACCTACATCACTTATTGTTCTTGAACCATATAATAATGAACCCTCTTACAGAGTTGGATTTGAAGTTATTGAAGAGGTAGTTTCAGCAGGAGATGATAATTCATTATATGATAACGCAAAAGGATTTACTAATTTTGCAGCACCTGGTGCTGATAGATTTAAAATAACTGTTAAATTATCAAAAAAATCACTTCAAGATTTTAATGATACTAATTTTGTTGAGTTGTTTAGAGTAAGTGAAGGAGAAACAAAAAAATTACAAAATACATCAGTATATTCAGAGATAAAGAAATACTTTGCAAAGAGAACTTTTGATGAATCTGGTAACTATGCAGTAGAACCATTTCGTGTAAATACACAAAATTCATTAAATGATGAAATAAGTTCAAGAGGATTATATACATCTAATCAATTAACTGATCAAGGAAATACACCTTCAGAAGATTTGATGTGTGTTAAACTATCACCAGGTAAAGCATATGTAAGAGGATTTGATGTATACTTACCAGGCACTACTGTTGTTGACGTTGAGAAACCAAGAGATGTAAAATCAATTGGAGCGTCATCAATTCCATTTACTTTAGGTAGTAATCTTAAAGTAAATAATGTATTTGGAACACCTTACATAAGTTTAGGTGGAACTAATAATAATACGATAGATTTATATAATCGTAGAGGATTGTCTGGTGGTCTTGCGACTGATAGAGGTATTAAGATAGGACAGGCAAGGGTTTACTCTTATGGTGCATCAGATGCATTGTATACTGGTAGTTCAACTGAATTTGATTTACATTTATATGATATTCAAACCTATACAACATTAAAACTATCTGATGTCAGTATGATGACAGCAGGTTCAAGAGTAAGGGGTATAGCAAGTGGTGCAAGTGGATTTGTAGCAGATACAAATAATAATCCAAATGAAAGATCATTACTACAAACTTCAGGAACATTTTTAGAAGGTGAGCAAGTCATAGTAGATGAAAAAATATCAAATATATCCCCATCTATTGTAAAAATTGATACTTATACAGTTGATGATATCAAGTCAGTCTATCAATCAAAGATTGTTAATGCAATAGCATCTAATTTTAGTGCAGACACCGTGCTTTATGATCGTGTTTTACCATATTTTTCAATTACAGATAGTTTATCAGTTGTTGGTGGTGCTCAAGCTAACACTGCTACCGTTGCATCTCGTAGATTTAGTGGAAAAGTAGGTATTAAAACAGATACCATCATTGCATACAGTAAGGGACTTACCTCTGATCCTGTTTATAATCGTGTAAGTGATATATCTGCTGATGGATCTACTTTAACTTTAGTTGCAGTCGGTCAAAGTGTACCAAACGTAAACTTCGGTGGTATTTTAGCAGCTGGTATTTCAACAGAGTCAACATTTAGAATAAAAGTACCTCAAATTACAAATATCCAAAGCGATGGACTATTTTCTAGATTACCAAAGACAAATATTTCAATAATTGATACATCTAACTCTAATCTTATAATATCTCGTCAATTATTAAATCAAACAATAACACAAAATACAATAACAGTTTCATCACAGGTAGGATTAGCAGCAACTGTTGGTATTACAAGTGCTTTCTTTGAACCATTCGATGCTGAAAAATATTCAATACATTACACTGATGGAACTACAGAAAAATTAAATTCTGGACAAGTTTCAATATCAAATAACGGAAATGATATTACTTTTAGTGGATTATCAAAGGCGACTGGTAATGCAACTGTTAATGTAACACTTAAAAAAATCGGTGTAACAAGTAAAACAAAGATTTTCTCAAGAAGTAATGAATTAGAAATCACAAGAAGCACTGGAATATCAACAGCAAATAGTGATTTAATTGGATCTAGTAGATATGGATTAAGAGTTGAGGATGAAGAGATATCTCTTAATACACCAGATGTTGTAAATGTAGTTGCTGTTTATGAGTCAAAAAATAAGTCTAAACCAGTTTTAGATAAACTTACATTTGTAAGTGGTCTTAATTTAAATACAAATGCAATAGTTGGTGAAAAAATAATAGGACAAGACAGTAGAGCAGTTGGTCAAGTAGTTTCAAGAACAACAAATACAATTAGTTTTGTTTATCTGAACGCTAATAAGTTTGTTATTGGGGAACAAATTAAATTTGAAGAGTCAGCGATAGAGTCAGTATTACAGGGTATAACCACAGGTAATTATGTTGATCGAACAAATAATTATAATTTAGATAAAGGACATAAACTACAGTACTGTGACTATTCTAAAATTGTTAGAAAATCAAAATCAGCAGTACCATCTAAAAAATTATTGATAATCTTTGATAAGTATGAAGTTCCTTTAGGAGTTACTGGTGATTTATTCTCCGTAAATTCATACACATCTGACAGATACAGTAAGGACATACCTGCAATCGGTGAAAATAGGGCAAGTGATGTTTTAGATTTTAGACCAAGAGTAGTTGATTATAATGTAGCATCAACTTCTGGTTCTCCCTTCTCATTTAACAATAGAGCATTCACTTCTGAAACACCTTTCATTGTTACTCCTAACGAAAGTTCTATCTTAGGTTATAGTTTCTACTTACCTAGAATTGATAAACTTGTAATTAACCAATTTGAAGAGGTAAAACTTATAAAAGGTGAGTCTGCAGAAGAACCAGTACCACCAACTGAATTTGGTGATGCAATGGAAGTGGCAGAAATAACTTTACCACCATATTTGTATGATACTGCAGTTCAACCTGATATTAGAATGAAGGATAATCGTAGATTTACGATGAGAGATATTGGTGCACTTGAAAGAAGAATTATAAATCTTGAGACTACAACTACATTAAATGCTCTTGAATTAGATACAAAATCTCTACAAGTCAGAGATGCAGATGGATTGGATAGATTTAAATCTGGTTTTGCAGTAAATAATTTTAAAGATAGAAGTTTTATTAACTTTGATCCAGAAGAAGGTTCAAGATGTGATGTGGACACATTCCACCGTGAGATGATAACAGCAGTAGATTTTTGGTCAATGAGAGCTGAATTAGCACTTGACCCTGCAATTGATTTAGCAACTTCCGATCTTAATTCAAACTTAAGACTTTTAGATCCAAATTGTAAGAAGACTGGTGATTTAGTTACACTAGATTACACAGAAATTGATTGGATAGATCAACCACAAGCAACTGAAGTTGAAAATGTTAACCCATTTAACGTAATTGTTTTTGCTGGTGTCGTATTTCTTGATCCTCCATCAGATAACTGGTCAAGAACAATTTATATTGAAAATGTTAGAACAGAGTCCACAGGTAATAGATGGGTTGAGCAAGCAAATATTGTTTCAAGAACAAAGAAAACTGAAACTGATGTTAGACGTTTTGATAACACAAAAGGAAAAACTCAAACGGGTTACTTTGGTAAAGTGACAACTATAACCACTAGAACTCGAACTGAAACAGAATTTGTAAATGTTTTAAAAGGTTCTGCAGAAGAGTACAATTACATAGAGGATGTAAAAGTAACTTCAGAAGCAGATCCATACATGAGATCAAGAAATGTACAATTCTATGCTAATGGACTAAAACCACATACAAAGCATTATCATTATCTTGATAATGGTACACCTGATATTGTACCTAAACTGATTGAAATAAGTATGTCTGCTGGTTCATTTGTTATTTTTGAAAATGCAAAGATATTATTGAATGGAGAGCAAATAGGATATGTTAGAATACAAAAACCAAATCATAAGTTTGGAGATAATGGTCGCCCTGATGTTGCTGCTGGTTTAGGTTCACCTTCAGTTACAGTTGAAGAATATACAGTTGACCCATATGATCGTAGTAGACCTGCTCCAGCATCAACTTATTCAGCAACATCTCAGTTATTGAATGTAGACGTTGTAGCTCTAGGTAACTTAGAGGAATATTTTGGATATGTTGTTAAGGGTGCACAGATAGTAGGTGAAACAAGTGGTGCAGTAGCTTCAGTTACAAACATTGATTTATTCTCTGATAATTGGGGAGATTTATTAGGTGCCTTCTTCTTTAGAAATGCAAATGCACAACCAGAACCACCAGTTGTCTTTAGGTCTGGTACAAAGACCTTCAGAGTGACTGCAGCACCAGAAGGTGTAATTCCAGCACCTGGACAAACTGCACTTGCTAGTGACGCTTCTGGAACCTTTACAGGCACTGGAACAATCATAACACAGAATAACTTTACTGTTGCTGTTAGAAATCCACCCCCTCCTGCTCAAAGAAAAAATGAGGTGACTGTAAGTGTTAATACTAAGAAGAGAACTGATAGACAATTCTTCTATGCAGGTCATAGAGATCCATTGGCACAATCCTTTACAGTTGATGAAACTGGTGCTTTCTTAACTTCATTTGATGTTTACTTTAAATCAAAAGACCCACTAGCAAAATTATTTGTAGAATTAAGACATGTTGAATTAGGAACACCAACAAATCTACTTGTTCAAGACTACACACAACTTGCTATAAATCCAAGTCAGATCAATGTTTCTGATGATGCTTCGGTACCAACAACCATAAGTTTCTCATCACCAGTTTATTTGGAACCAAAGAAAGAATATGCAATTGTATTCTTATCACCTGCATCTGACAAGTATGAAATGTGGGTTGCTACAATGGGACAAAAAACTGTTAGAACATCAACCTTACCAGACGTTGAGAACGTAGTTGTTTCAAAGCAGTATATTGGTGGTAGTTTGTTTAAATCACAAAATGGTACAATTTGGACACCAAGTCAATATCAAGATTTAACATTCAAGTTGCGTAAAGCATCATTTGTACAATCTGGAACTGCAACATTCTATAATTCACCTATTGAACCAGGTAATTTAAATACGCAGTTTATCTCATCTAATGCTCTTCGTTCTCTACCTAGAAAACTTAGAGTTCAAATAGAAGGAACAGGTGCTAGAACAAATAATGAGTTCCCGATTGGAAGAAAAGTAAGTACAAATACAGGAGCAACATCGGACGATAATAATATTATTGGTGTAGTTGAAGGTCGTGGTTCAAGATTTCTCAGTAATACCTCATTTGAAATAATTAGTCGTGGATCTGGATACTCATTTACTCCTAATGGAAATAATATACCTTTAGTATCTCTAACGGGTAGTGGTTCAGGATCACAATGTTCTGTAACAGTATCAACTGTAAATGGAGTACCAGGTGTTGTTGATGAAAATGGAA